TTGCTGATGATCCAATGCAATTATTTATAATTGGCACGGATGCATCATGGACAAGTAAAGCCACGGCACGGGCCGCTGTTTTTGCTAATGCAAATTTTTCCAGTGGTACCAGTGGGTCCACTAGCACAGGCGTTTCCTCGGCAGCACTTGCTATCAGCACCATCGCAACTACCGCAGCCCTACATCTAAGGATTATGGGTTGGGTAGAAGATGAATCTGATGCAGATTTTTCTGCGGCAGGAATCAAGGCCATCGTAAGGTTGAACAACAGCTTTAATGCACCGGAAGGTAGTATTGCTGCTGGTACACCTTCGACAACCGGCGTTTAGGAGGGTTTAATATGGCTATTTCTCGCGCACAACTCGCGAAAGAGCTTGAACCCGGCCTAAATGCCTTGTTCGGGCTCGAATACGACCGTTATGACAAAGAGCATACGGCAATCTTCGAGGAAGAATCTTCAGATCGTGCATTTGAAGAGGAAGTGATGCTTTCCGGGTTCGGAACGGCCCCGGTTAAAGGTGAAGGTAGTGCAATTTCATTCGATGACGCGCAGGAGACATACACTGCCCGTTATACGCATGACACCATTGCGCTGGCTTTCAGCATCACGGAAGAAGCCATCGAAGACAATCTGTATGATCGACTAGCTTCTCGGTACACTCGTGCTTTGGCACGTTCAATGTCGCAAACCAAACAGGTTAAAGCGGCTTCTGTTTTGAACAATGCCTTCAGCACGTCTTATCCCATTGGCGACACAGCGGCACTTTGCTCATCTGCACATCCGTCACTCAGCGGAAATCAACGTAATTTGCTCTCTACAGCAGCGGATCTCAACGAGACCTCTCTGGAGCAAATGTTGATAGACATTGCTGGTTTGACTGATGAGCGTGGGTTAAAGGTTGCGGTTCGTGGAATGAAATTAATTATTCCGAAGGAACTGCAATTTATCTCTGAGCGTGTACTCAATTCAACTTTGAGAGCAGGCACGGCGGATAATGACATCAACGCTATGAAGTCCATGGGGATGTTGCCGGATGGAGCTATAGTCAACCATTTCCTAACGGATACGGATGCGTATTTCATTAAAACGGATGCGCCAAACGGCTTTAAGCTGTTTCAGCGTACTTCGATCCGTACTGCTATGGAGGGTGACTTCGATACTGGAAACATGCGTTTCAAGGCACGGGAGCGTTACAGCTTCGGTGTTTCTGACTGGCGCTGCGTTTTTGGTACACCCGGAGCGTAATTTTTCGCTTTGAAGGAATAGAGGGGGTACTTAGTACCCCCTCTTATTTAATCTGGGAACATTAGCCCTAGCGACTGCCCCAGCAGACGCTTACCAAGACTCTAGGGCAAAACCTTTGGTAAGGAGGTAATAAAGTGGCTAAAACTACTTTTTCAGGGCCAGTTCGATCTCTAGCTGGTTTTATTGGTGCTGGCTCAAACAGTGTGGTCAGTCTAACGGCAGATACGACATTAACTGTTGCATCTCACGCAGGAAAACTACTGCTAACTAATGATGCGGATGGCAAATTTACGTTGCCCTCTATTGACGTTACAACTCCCGGTGATCCGACAGATCCCAATCAACTCAACAACCTTGGTGCAACTTTCACTTTCTTAGTGATTACCGCAGCTACCGACATGGATATTTTGACCGATGGGACAGATAAGTTTGTCGGTGGTCTTTATCTTGGTAAGAGCGATGCCGCAGGCAAGACCTTTATGTCTGGCGGATCCAACGATGTCATCACAATGAATGGCACTACCAAAGGCGGTATTGTTGGCTCAGTGGTCACTTGTTACGCGGCAGCTAGTGCAAAATACGTTGTTAGTGGGACAGTGCTTGCTTCCGGTACAGTGGTTACTCCATTTGCTGACGCATAAAGGAGAATTAAATGGCGGATTCAGTAAATGTTTCGACCATTATTGATGGTCCTCGTAAAGCGGTGTTTTACCTCACTAATGTTAGTGATAGTACGGGGGAATCCGCTGTCACGAAAATAGACGTGAGCGCTTTAAGCAATAGCGCGGACGGGGATGCGTGTACGGGTGTTCGTATAGAACGCCTCTCTTTTTCTACTGTCGGGATGGGCGTTCAATTACTTTGGGATGCCACAACTAACCGTTTAGCTATTGAACTTCCCGCCAATTATAGCGACTCTTTTGATTTTTCCGAGTTTAGCGGACTACCAAACTATTCCGGCTCTGGTAAAAACGGAGATGTGCTATTAACCACGGTAGGGGCAGGAAGTGGCGAAACATATACGTTAACCATCACCTGTATTAAGGAATACACGGCTCTTTAAGAACTATTGGACAGCTTTTACGCACATGCAAAGCGATATTCCAAAAGTTCCAGAAGATTTGGAAGAAATGAGGGTACAGTTTTACCACTACGCCACTCAGCAGCATTACATTTTAGATAAAGTGAATCAATTGGAGCCAGACGTTAAGGATATAAAACGCACTCTGTTCCAAATTAAATGGTTTTTGCTGGGGGGCGTGGTGATACTACTTACCCAACAAATCGGTGTGTGGCCTGTTTTGGCTGCAATACTTAAATGAATGAACTGCATCTTGGACTTGAAAAAGACATATGCAACGAAATTCGTGACTGGTCTGCATATGCCTTAGAGCCGAAAAGCCCAGACTTTAATGGGTTTTCTCCGTGCCCCTATGCCAAAAAAGCATGGGAGGAAGATAAGGTTTCCGTTATTTTTAAACGGACTACTTCCTACGAGCCTTTATATAGCCTGCTTTCTAAGTTTGAGGATACGTGTGACGTGATCCTTCTTGTGGACTTGGAATACCCCAATTCAGATTATTTTCATACGCATCTGTTTGAGTTAAACGATGCTATTTCTGATGGAGACTTTGGTGATAAAGATCTCTGGCTAATGGGTTTTCACCCAGAAGACGAAACAAACGAATTAATTGATGATGGTACGTTTGAGCCTCATGTAGAAACCAGTTATGCCATGATTTTTATTCAACGGTTGGCTAAATTACATGAAGCCTCCGAGAAACTAGCTAGTCTTGGATATTACGATAGGTATACTGGTAATTATGATATTTCTAGCATTCTAGAAAAAAGAGCCGAATTGTACAGGAGGTTAAAAAATGGATGATAAATACATACCGCAACATAAACGCCTTGCTATGGGGTTTGCCGCCCCTCTCGAAACGAACACCGACCGTCTGAAAAAGATCTATGGACTGCGCGGTGGGGGTGCGGTGAAAAAAACGGGGCCTAAAAAAGCCATGCGCGGTGGGGGTGCGGTAAACAAACGCGGCGTTAAACGGTTCAAAGGCGGCGGTGCGGTGAAAAAAACGGGGCCTAAAAAAGCCATGCGTGGTGGTGGTGCGGTAAATAAACACAGCATTAAACGTCTTAGAGGCGGTGGTGCGGTGAAAAAAACGGGCCTTAAAAAATAATGGCTACGTCAGGTTCCAAGGATTTTGAGCTAGATGTAAGTGATTATGTCGAGGAAGCCTTTGAACGGTGCGGGCTTGAAGTTCGTACGGGGTATGATCTAAAAACTGCAAAGCGCTCTATGAATCTGCTCTTGGCGGATTGGGCAAATCGTGGTCTAAACCAATGGACAATTAAGCAAACTTCGGTGACGGTTGCCGCTGATATTACAGAATATCCGGCAGGGGCCTTAACCATGACCGTGGGTTCGAGTTCCAGTTTTAAAGTAGCAGAAACCATTACAGGGGGTACCAGTGCGGCTACAGCTTCCATCACCAATCTGCCATCAGGGACTTCAATGGCAATTACCATTCCTACCGGCACGTTCACTAGTGGTGAGACTCTGACAGGGGGTACCAGTGGTGCTACAACCACACTTTCTGCGGCAGTCGATTTATCGGATACACAGGCTACCATTGATATTTTGTCACTGGTGGTTAAACGCGACGATAACAGTTATTCCGCTGGCCGATTAAGTCGGGATGGGTATTTAACCATTCCGAATAAAACACAGACAGGAAGGCCCTCTCAGTTTTTTCTTGATCGACAAATTAGCCCCAATCTAAAAATCTGGCCCGCTCCTGAAAATAGTACGGACACGCTTATTTTTGATCGTTTGACTCGCATGGACGATGTGGATGAATACACTAATAATTTAGGTGTGCCGTTTAGGTTTTATCCTGCGTTAGCTGCGCCT